CGCCAAGCGCGGCTGCGCCCGCTTGTGCGGCAGATCCAAGTGCAGCCGAAAGAGCATTTGTCGGAGCCATCGCGCTTTGAGCGTAGATCGAACCGATGTTAGCCGCGCCTTGTCCAATGTTTTGACCAAGAGCGTTATAGTTAGCGGCGAGCTGTTGGCCTGTCTGGCCGTAAATGTTGGCTAGGTTAGATTGCAAATTAGCGATGTTAGCGCCGGTCTGACCATAAAGATTAGCTTGATTAGCCGCTGTGCCCGTGTAGACGTTTCCGACGTTAGCGCCTGTCTGACCCGCAAGACCAGATGAAACATTAGCTGCATTTGCGCCAAGCCCGGCAAGACCCGTAAGACCTTGCACCGCTTGAGCACGGTTAGCCATAAAGCGATTATAGGCGTTGCTATATTCCTGACTGCCAGCTTCTTGACCGTAGCGCGTAGCCGCTTTAAGTGCTCCGCCAGAGCCAGCTAACCCGCCAGCTCTTGCAGCGTTAGTCATGGCTTGTTGGCCTTGTTGAAGCCGGAAAGCATAGCCAGGATCCATCTGAAGCTGTTCAAGCGTAGGTTGCTGCATATATGCGCCGCCGGGGCCATACAATGCCGCAAGCTGATTTATTGCGCCGCCGCCAGCCGTCATGTAGGGCTGTTGAAAACCTATGCCTTGACCGTAATAATTCTCTAAGCCGCCAAGAGCGCCAGTCTGACCCGCCTGAAGCGCTCCGACGCCTTGCGTCTGTCCCTGTTGCAGCGCGCCTACGCCTTGTTGGATAGCGGCGGCGGCTTGTTGTTGCCCTTGCTGAAGCGCGTTCTGGGCTTGTGCAGCTTGCGCGGCTTGAATTAGCTGCGCTTGTTGCGTGCCCTGAGCCTGAGCGTTAGCGGCAGATTGAAAACCCATATTAGCTCTCTCTTGCTACGGTTCCATCTGCCTGTGGCTTGAAACCTAGTCTTTCCAGTATGTTATACATAAAATCATGGCCTTTTGCGACTTTTGTAAATTGCATATCCACCAAGATTTCTTTCAGTAATCCTTTGGTCAGCCAGCGCCTGCGCCACTCAGGTAATATTGATACATGAGTTTCACCATTTTTGGAATATACCGCGCCTATAACCTTCTCATTTCTCATCAACGCCTTAACTGTCCAGTCCGCCGCGATGTCTTCGTAATCCTCATAACTTATATAGTCTTCCCAATCCGTCGCGGCATACCCTGTCTTTAAAGCCAAATTTCGATCATCAACTATTCTCGTCGTCATGTCTTAATAATGTATAGAACGGCGTAGTTCTTTGGTCGCGTCTCTGCGTTGCCGAGGTAGCCGTCCAAAACGCCGGTAAGCGCGGAGTTTGTATTTACGGTACCGTTTGCGCCAATTCCGTTGAGGCCATCTTGAACAGCCGAGATACCATTCCCTTGAACGTGAAGATGTGTTGGATCGCCTATAGGATGCGCGTGGCTTTCAAACTGATCGTCCTGCGCTTTAGCGAAGACACGGCCTACGGTTAGCGTTGTTTGATACGTTAGTGTAGGCGTGCCAGTAGCCGTAGCCGCCGCCGATATTAGAATAGCGGTGCCGCTGACAATTCTGACAATCGTTGTGCCGGATGGAATACCTGTGCCCGTGACAGTCTGACCAACAGCCAAAGCCGCCGTGGTTGAGATGCTTGTGACGTTGTAACTGCCGCTTGTTGTCGTGCCCGCCAAAGCTGTAGAGGTCGCCGTAGCGTTAGCCGAGATCGTGATCGACGTGCTAGATACGGTTGCAATGGTCGTGCTTGCCGAAATACCCGTGCCCGTGATCGGCATACCGGCAAAGAGATACGCCGTTAAAAGCGAACTGATGCCTGAGATGGTAGTGCTGCCGCTGGTCGTCGTGCCTGCAAAAGTCGTCGTATCAAGCGCGCCGGAGCCAGGAACGCGGCTATCATAGCCTCTTAAGAACTGACCGCGAAGGTCTGGAATATTAAAGGTTGTTGAGCCGTCGCCCGTGCCCCACGTCGTGCTAATAGCGGTAAAGAGCGAATTATACGTCGCGCGAGATACTGCCGAGCCATCGCAAAGCAACCAGCCGCTAGGCGCAGTTGAAGCACCATACGCGATAATAGCGCCCGATGGCGTCGCATAACCGCCCGCTGTCGTATCAACATAAGTCTTTGTTGCAGCTTGAAGACCCGATGAGGGGGAGCCTGGAAGAACAATAGGGACTGTTGACGTAGCGTCTGTCGAATTAATCGTTAGCCGCGCCACACCATTAGTCTTAATCGTAAAATTGCGGTCATCTGACGCATTAAAAATAGAATCCGTTGCGTCTGCCGAGATGGTTGTGCGAGCTACGCCCGCCGCTGAAGATATTTGAGCCGTGCCGCCAGCAATATCTAAAGCGTTAGAAGGCGTCGCCGTCCCAATGCCAACTTGACCTGTGTTATCAATGATAAAAGGCGTTGTGTCTGGGTCAAGCGAATCTTGAACGCGAAGAACCGCGCCTGTGCCTGTCTGAGTGATCGTAAGTGCGGTGCCAGCCGAGTCCGAGTCAATCGTTACGTTACCTGACAGAACAGGCGAAAGCGCGGTCGTTGGAGCGGATATGTTATCAACCGTCCAAAGCTCAGTATTGACGGAATCACAAAGTTTAAATTTATACGTTGACGAACCAAGCCAGATATTAGCTTCGCCGCGCGCGTCAAGAACTATAGGATTACTGTTGGCGGTAGCGCCAGTCGAATCCGTATAAGTCGCTTGCGGCGTGGTCGTGCCAGCGGCATAGGTATAAAGAAGACCGCCTGCGAGCGGAGCGCCTGCGGCGTCAATAAACTGAGCTTTAGCGGTGGGCGTTACAACGGCCATTTAGACACCTACACAACTTGTAACGGTCAGGATGACCGAAGGAATAGCGGGAACTGGACTCACGGCGGCTACATATGGAAAACTTATGTTTGTGCTACTAGACGAATAAATTAGCTCAAAATAATCGCCTTTTTGAAGGTTTAACACAAAATTCCACGCTGCAACAGCGGCGTCATTAGATGCGCCGGTAAGCGTAACTTCTGTAGCGGAGTCGTCAACATTTACGCCATTGATACGCGGCCAAATATAGACCCTCTTTGTGCCGCCGCCTGTTTGTTTTATCTGCGCCGAAAACTGAAAATTGTATGTAGCTGTATTATCTACATAAATACGCGACGTTGGTGTGCCAATATAAACACCATATGTTAAATCAGACCCATCAGCGCGTGTATATGTATTATTAAAAGTTAGTGCATATGCCGTGTTAGTAGCCGCCGGTGTAAATACCGTTGTGCTATAAAACGATCCATACCGCCGTCCAGCTTCAAGCGCTTGGTAAGTATTAAAGAACCAACGATACCACGGGCGATTAACAAACCCAGTCGTGTCGTCGTTCATTTTGACGCGCGCGGCGGGGATCTGGGTGTTGTTATCGACTAGATTAGGCATTAGTCGGACTCGCGTGCAACTCAGCCCCCATAATGGCGATCTTTACGGGGTCGGTGCCGGAGATCTCGTAGACCCTATCGCGGAGCTTTAGCGTCATGCCAAGCCGCCGCCAGATCGTGCGGTAGCCAGTCTGACCTATTGGCCCCATAGACTTCCAGTGCTCATTCGACCATGTATGGCCGCCATCGTCAGACCAGCGGAGCATAACTTGTGGGTTAGCTCCTTGCGTAATCGTATAGCTGGCGTAATCGCGGATCTTTAAAGGAGATCCAGCGCGGTCAAGAATATAATCATGTGCGCGATCATAAATATAAATAATATCATTGACTTCCTCTTGGCTGTAGCCCGACAGCCCTACGCCTGCTTGACAGTCAAGTTGAAGACTATGTTGCGCCGTGCGGTTGAGATCGTTCTGACCTGTCGGCAATGCGCGCCATGAGCGTAGCCATTTTTGGCGTGTGCCAGCCTCAGAGTAAACATTCAGATCATACGCATAGAGTTCGCCTGTGCGGTAGTCGCCTATGACAATCTCATTGTTATAGTTCATCTGACAGTTACCGCGTGTCCGCGTGTAAGCGTCATTTTCCCAGCCAGCGCGCTCATGCCACGCGCCAGTTGCCACGTCGTAAACCCACGTCGTATCGGCAGTTGGGAAGTTTAAAACATAGAAGCTATGGCCGTCCTGTTGATAAGTGTAGCCAACCGCGTCTGACAAACTAGCGTATTGTTGAATTTGCCACTCAACCGCATGGGTCGAAATACGCTCGCCTGAGTAGCCTTTGGAGCGATAGACGATACCATTACCGCGCGCGTCTGCGCCCAGCCAGAACAAGCCGTTGTCGAGCTTGGCGACAGAGTAAGCGGCAAGACAGCCAATTTCGTTAAACGCGCCTTGGATACGCGCCATAGGAAAGTCAGGCAAACCAGCGTCATACCAAACTTCAACAGAGTTTTGACCAAACAGCCAGATTTCGCGATGATCGACAATTAGCGTTACAAGATTGTCAGGCGAGCCTTCAGCGCTGGCAAAATACAACGGATCAAGTGTTGTGCTTGTTGAATCCAAAACCCAAAAGATCTGACTGTTCGGCTGATTGAAAACAAACCAACCGTCCAGAAAACCACAACCAACAGCGCCCGCAAAAGGCGTTGTTAACTGAGTTAGGAAGGGTGAAAACGTAACGGCGGCGGACGCATTAGTCGCTGTAGCGTTAGCGGACATTTCAAAATGCGTGGCATCCGTAACGCTAAGAACTGTTGTGCCTGAAGGAATACCTGTTCCTGAAATAGGCTGATTTGGATAGACATACGCTGTATCTGATGTCGTTACCGTAGCGTCGCCATTCGTAATAGAACAGTTTTGCGTGAAGCTAGTGCTATTATAAACGTAGCCATACGTTCCGGCGGCAATAAACATCTGACGGCCATTGTCGGTCATATTGACCTGACCGCTGCCTGAAATAGAACCTAACGAAGTAACATTCCATTCAGAGTCAATACGATACAAGGTGTTGCCCGACACGGCATAACCATATTGCGTATTTGAGTCGGGCTGCGTAAATGTCCAAAGTCCACGAACAGGGCCATTGCCTGCGCTTGCTAAGAACCGCAGTCCTGGCGCGCGTTGGAGCCAAGCGGCCTCTTTACCGCCTTCAGGTATAACTTCGGGAAACAAATTGACCATGCGGCTGTCAGCCGCGTTGGGGCTTCTAGTTACATATGAGCTGCCAAGTATCGGCGTCTTCATCAGTAGTTGCCCGCATAGATGTTATAGCGCTGACGTGTGCCGACAATGCTGTAAGGCAGAGCCATAATGTCGTCAGGATTATTGATACGCTTCAGATCGCGCTTGCTATACATAGCAATACGGCTGACCGTAGGGGACGGCTCAATCCCAAACTCAGGCGCAAGTTCGCAAGCCAGATTGTAGCGGAACGCCCGCAAGTATCCAGGTGGGAAAAGGATCGCTGTCGCCAGCGTCGCAGGCTGCGTTAGCCGCTCAACAGAAATAAAATGCCATTCCAGCAACCGCAATGGCACTGGATAAATGACCATTTCAATGTTGGGGTAGGTCATATTCGTAAACATGACCTGTGGATAAGTAGACGTTACCGTCTTGACAGCAATACCGTCGTATTGTTGCTGATTGATAAATTTAATACCGTAGGACACGTTAGTCTGCGGATCGCGGAAATAAGTTGCGTCATCCAGCAATACAGGGCGTTCGCCTACAAAGTCGCCCGTTGGGCCTAGCGTGCGCGTCCGTTCACCTGACGGCCAACTAAAGACTTGATCTTGCGTTGAGAACACCGCCAAACGCTCGGTATCCCAACTGTCGATCATCTGGTTCAGCGCATAAAGGCCGTCATTCGCTGTCTCTGACGAGGGCGTTTCGCCTTCGGCTAACACTCCTAGGAGCCTCAACGCTCCGCAGATCTGGTCGTATGCACTGTATGTCGTCATCTGGGTCGAACCTTATCCAGCCGTTCTCTTCGTCGGCTTCGGCCTCTAGGTCGAGACATGCCACTTTAGTCCCATGTTCGGGATGTTTCAAATAAATAACAGCCATATGTAGCTTTCTAAAGAAATACAGCGGCCCGTAGGCCGCTATATATTAAGATACCGAAAATTCCAGATTATAGACAGGG